NCAGTAAAGAAAAAAGAGTCTGGCTTAGTAGGGAAAAAAATTGTCATGAAAGAGACTCTAGGCAATCCTAAGAGGAGTTTTTCAGTAGGTGATAGAGTAGAGATAGGGAAAGACATTTCTGAAGAAACTGGGCGATCTTGGCTAAATTCTGGATTAGCAGAGCTTACAGCAGATCTCCCTGGTCCGCCTGAAGTTAAATAGAGATCTCTAAGATCTCAGTTTTTTGAAGCCTTAAGAAAGCGAGGTCTATCATGGCTTTAGAAGATAATGCTTTAGTGAATTTATCTGATCTCAAAGTCTATTTGAAGCTCACTGGAGATACTTCTTTCGACACTCTTTTAGAGATCTTGATTAATCATATCTCTAAGACTTTTGACAAGATAGTAAAATACAATTTAGCAGAGCAGACTTACGCTAACCAGCTCTATGATGGGAATGATAATAGGCGACTTTATCTCAAGCATTATCCTATTAACTCAGTAAGTGCTATCACAGAAAACAGCATAGCTTTAACTGAAGGAGCTACAAAAAACTTTATCATCTATAAGAATGAAGGCTATTTATGGAGAGTAGGTGGGAACTGGGATGAAGGAAATCAGAATATAGATGTAAGTTATAAAGCTGGCTTTGTTGCTATCTCGCGGATGAACTTTGATTCAGGATCTGAAGAGCCTATTATAGGAGCTACTCTTACTTCTACTTCTGGATCTGGAGTAGTTACAGCATTAAAGCTTACAAGTGGAGCCTGGGGATCTGGGACTGCAGCTGGTCAAATAGAGTTCTCTTCTATCACTGGAGAATTTAAAGATAATGAGACAGTGAATATTTCCGGGGGATCTTCAAATGTCATGACAGTAAACGAGCCCGGGGGAAGTGCTTTAGACAGTCCAGGGATCCCTGGAGATCTTATGTTAGCTGCCATGATGCAGATAGGAAGGGTATATAAAGAGCAGGATAAACAAGAATGGGGAGAGACTTCCAGGAGCTTCGGTGATGGCTCTATAGGCTTAGTAACCGAGCCTCTTCTTCCTTTCGTAATAGAAGTCTTAGAGGGGTATAAAAAAAGAAGGCTATGAAGATAAAAGTAAACACAGCTAAATACAGGAAGAGAAGGAAGAAAGAAAATATGTCTAAAGCTTTTCATTATCAACTTCAGAAGTGGACAGGGAAAACTGTTAAGCAGATCATCAGAAATTTAAGCGGACCGATCTTAAAGACTAGAAGTGGACACTTGAGAAGAAGTGTAACCGGGAGAACTTTCAAAGAGAAGCTTATCTACGCTATTATTGGCTCTGGGATCTTCGGAAGAAAAGGCGTAAGGTATGCTAGGATTCATGAGAAAGGGGGAACTATCAAGCCTAAGAAAGCCAAGATGCTCACTATCCCTCTTCCAGGAGTTAAAGGAAGGGCAGCTAACTATCCAGATTCTTTCATCATTAAATCTAAGAAAGGGAATCTTCTCATAGTAGAGAAAAGAGGCAAGAAAGGACTAAGACCTCTTTTTTCCTTGAAGAAAAAAGTAAAAATTCCACCTAGGAAATGGCTCTCCAGATCTATAAAAGAAATGAAGCCAGATCTTGATAGATCTATGAAGCCTGGAGAGATCTTAAAAGTAATGCAGAAAGGATTGATGTAAAATGGCTCCTACTAATCCTCTGAGCCAGCAGTGTATAGACAGAGTAGTTACTGTTTTATCTGCTATCACAGCTGGCAGCTCTTTCTTTTATACTCCCTTTGATGTGAAGAAAGAATTTTTGATCTGGAGAGAAGCTAAATTTACGAAAGACAAGCCTCTCTATATGGTATCTCGAGGATCTGGGGGAGCGATCACTTACATAGGTGAGAATAATTATGAGATGGAATTTTTTATCAGTATTCAAGGCTATGTGCAAGATTCTTCAGATGCTGTTACTAGATTATGTAGAGCGATTAGAGATGTGCAGAAAGCTATCAATGATGATTCAAAAGGAGAAACTGCCGGGACTCTAGGAGCTTTAGCTGCAGCTGTTACTATAGAAGAGTCTCCGGAGACTGATAACGGATATTTCTCTCCAGAAGATATAGGCTGGTTCGATCAGTTAATAAGAGTAAGGATAGACGGAGAGTTTGGAGAACTATAAAAACGAGGTGAATCATGAAAGAAAAATATTTTGAATGGCTTCTCGATTCTTGCGTAACTCGTAAAGGAGCCAAGCTAGAAAAAGGGAAGGTCTATAAAGTAGAAGACTATCCTGAAGACGTAGTAGCAGAATGGGTGAAAACTAAAGCTGCTAAATACGTCAAGGATAAATCTAAAGAGGAGGAAGACTTATGACTACACCAGCAATAGCACAGAAGAGGTTACTTGCAGCTGGAGCTAAGAAATCAGCACAGGACTGGGGAACAGCTGAAGCCCTAGGTGCTGGTTATGCGCTGGATATAGATTCTGATGGAGGCTTGGCTAGAAACCAAGCTTATTTCCCTGCTAAAGGTGCTGATACTCCTATGCCTACTGAAGGAGATCTAGGGCAAATAGAGCCTGTAGATTTCTCACCTGAATTTGATTTGAAATATGATCCAGGAGCTATAGGGATTCTCTTAGCCCAGCTCTTTGGGACAGCTGGGATTCCTGTAGCAGCCGGGAATGGCTGGAGACACATGATCGTATGGAAAGATGAAAATTATGGTGAATTTTGCACTTTCGCAGTAGAGAGGCGTAGTAAGATTTTTGAAGTTCCTAGTGCTAAGCCATTCTCTTTTGATCTTTCAGTTACTGATGGCTTCATGAGAGGCTCTATAGGGCTAAGAGGGAACACTGTTATCAATGATTCTGCAGTAAATACAGAAACTCAGATGGATGCGCTCACTTATGCAAATAGAGGGCTAAGAGTGAAGTTCTCAGATCTCTTGGCTTATTTGACTTATCAAACTAACGGTTCTAATCCAGATCAAACTACAGCTATAGAAATAAGCGATATCTCCATGCACTTTGAAAGACCTCATGATGGACTTCATGGAGCTGGATCTCAATCTATAATTGAGCCTATGGAAAATGCTATCCCTAACTGCTATATGGAGCTAACTTTCCCGCGGATGAACACTATCAATGATCCTTACTTCGCAGACTTCATAGCAGAGACAGAAAAGAAAGCTTGCATGTGGTTTCACGGTCCAGTGCTGCAAGGCGCACAGCTCTATGAATTTGATTTTTATTTTCCAAGGCTAAGAGTTACTAAAGTAGAATATCCTTTTGATGAGATCATCCCCTGCACTATGACACTTCAAATAGAAAAAGCAGCTACTTATACTGGCTTTGCATCTCCATATCCTTATGTTCGCCCAGTCAATTTGAGATCTACTGATTATTTAGCCTAAGATAAAAAGATCAGAATTTCCGAAGAAGTTCTTTTTATCATCTTATTTAGGAGGTTAGATCTTGAGTGAGTTTAAAGAAAGAAAAGCTATCTCTGAATGGATAAAGTATGAGCTTGATACAAAAGAACTGGATCCACCTGAGATTGAATTAAGGCTAAGTCCTATAGAGTCTATTACTAACATTGATGGCTTTGATAGTGCTGGAAAAATAAAGCCTTTTTCAGAAGTAGTGCTGATGAAAGCTATGGCTTGTGTAGCTGATTGGAACCTTAAGCAAAAAGGGAAAGTTCTCCCTATTGAAGATCTAGAGATTAAAGAAAGAGTTTTGAGAAGATTGCTAGGCGAGAAATTAAAGAAGAAGTCAGAAGATAAGAAAGAAAGAAGAATACTTTTAGGAAATGCTATCATTGAGTATTCTACGAACTTAGATAACTTCTTAAAAAACTAGAAGCCCTTCTCTGCTTCCAGCTGGACTACTGGAATAGCATCATGAAAGTCCATGAGCATGAGGAGGGAGAATCAAGAGAGAAATGTGCTAACTGCAGGATAGGAAAGCTATTAAGTGAATTTACAGGCTTTGAGATATTTTGCTTCAGTTGGTTCAGGATCAATGTAAATCAATTCACTTTTGATGCACGATTAATCAGCGATCTTTTAAAAGAGTTAAAATTGAAAAGTATAGATAAGAGATTATTTCTGAAAGCATTGAATATGATCTATCAGAATGATCTCAAGATCTCAGAAGCAAAAGCAAGGAAAGAAAGATCATGAGTGATATTAAATTTAAAGCTTCAGTGGATGCAAAGAAAGGGGAAGCATCTCTCCAAGAGTTAGATAAAGGAGTAGGCAAGCTAGAGAAATCTACTCCTAAAGCTGCAGCTGGATTCAAGGCTCTAGCTATGGGAGTAGCTGCAGGAGTAGCTGTTTTTGCTACAGCTTCAAAAGCTCTCCGGGGACTCATTAAATGGATGGGTGATGCTGTAGAGAAAGCAGCTATTCAGCAAGCAGCAGAAATGGAGATGAGGGCTGCCTTAGAATCAACAGGAAGGGAAGTAGAGGCTAATGCTGAACACTTCAAGAAATATGCTTCTAAGATTCAAGAAGCTACCGTCTTTGGAGATGAGCAGATCTTAAGCGCACAGGCTTTGATGATCCAGCTGACTAAGCTTAATAGAGAAGGTTTAGATGCAGCTACAAAAGGAGCTATTGGCTTAGCTTCTGTCTATAAAACAGATCTCCAGGCAGCTACTACTTTAGTAGGAAAAGCTTTAGCTGGTAATTATGGCGCACTCTCCCGATATGGAATTATGGTAGAAAGAACTGCTACTGATGAAGAGAAGAGAGCTTCTATACTTGAGCAACTTCAGATTATGTATCAAAGAGCAGAGGCAGAAACTGACACTTATCAAGGCTCAGTTAAACAGCTTAGCAATACTTATGGAGACTTAAAAGAACAAGCTGGAGATGCAATCATAAAAAATGAAGAGTTATTAGGACTCATAAAATTAGGGACTCAAGCTATTAGAGATTTTATAGATGCTGGCTATCCTGAACACCTAGCAGAGATGGCTTCTCAGATAGCTAAAAATGCTCAATATTTTATTCCTTTCGCTGAATCACTAGCTTTGATAGCTGCTAAATTACACCTGGATGCTACTAGAGCTAGGGCATTAAGAGAGGAGCAAGAGAAGTTAGCTGAGATAGCAAAAGATTATCTAGAAAAATTAAACTTGCTAGGAACTGGCTTAGAAGAAACTACTGAAATAATAGAGAGTCAAATTCCAAAAATCCAAGGAATAAGTATAGGAATGGATTTCTGGGGAAGAAAAGTCTTAAAATTAAATGAGATTTATGAAGGGTTGCAAGATACTCTCAGTAATGTAGATCAATGGCTTCCTGATCCAAGAGATATGACAGGAGTCTTAGAGCAAGCTCAATCATCACTGGAGAGTTATGAAGGAGCTTTCAAAACTACTTTTCAAGAAATGACAGAATCTCAAAAATCATTTTCAGCTACAGCGATAGGTCAGTTTTTAATGATGGAAGCAAGCGTAAAAGGCTTTGTGGGTGCTATTATGAATACTCTTGAACAGTGGGCTATAGGACAGCTTATCCCTACTATTATGGCAGCCTTACCTTTCCCTGCTAACCTTTTAGCTGTAGGTGGTGCTGTGTTATTTATCAAGAGTCTTTTTGCAGGAATTAGAGGAGAGATGGAAGAAGAGCCAAAAGGAAAAGCAGGTGGAGGCTGGGTAGGGCTTCATGGAGAAGAGATAGTAAAAGTAGGTGAGCGCGGTCCAGAATACATAACTAAGACTAGCGATATTCGGAATGTTTTTAATCAAACTGGTGGAGCTATTACTATAAATTTAATAGTAAAAGATCAGATCGATCCTTATACAGCGCAGAGGATAACCAGGGAGCAAATTATACCTCAAATATTAGAATCTCTAGATATCAATGAATATAAGAAGCAGTGGCAAGAGAGGCTAAGATAATGTCTATAAAATATGTAACCGGCAATCTTATAACTTCAGCTACTTTAGACTCAGCAAGCTCTGAAGATCCCAGCGGATTCTATAATAAAGAAAATATTTATAACAAGATTCAAGCTCTTCCTCTAAGGTTTACTAGCAAGTCCGGGGAATATGTGATCATAGATCTAGGATCAGACACAGCTGTAACTTTTGCAGGGATCATGAATCACAACTTGACTACAGGTGCTACTGTCTTCAAGCTGAAAGGCTATTTAGCAGCTACCGGGAAGCCTGCAGACGGAAGTGAAGTTGGCGATTATGATGATGATTTCACAGTAACTTCAGGGCATAAAAATAGCTTTCTAACACTCTCTGAAACTATGCGCTACTGGGCTCTTTTAATCACTGATTCTGGGAACTCAAATAATCCAGAAATAGGAGAATTTGTCTTAAAGACTCATTCTACTTTCACTAAGAATTTTGTCTATCCATATAAAGAAATTCTTAGATATTTGAGAGGCGAGACAATTACTCCTTATGGTCAAAGATGGCTGAATCAAAAAGCTAAAGTGAAGAGATTCGTCTTAGATTTCTTAGGGATCACAGATGCTAACTTACTAGCTGAAGCGCAAGCTTTTTTTGAGGCTATAGATGGAGACGATCCTTTTATTTTTATCCCTAATGATGCTGCAGCTTACTCTTGGTATGTTAACTGCTTGAGCGATTTAGAAGCTGATCGAGTTCATTATAATTATAATAATGTTCAATTAGAGCTAGTAGAGCAAACAAGGGGGATAACTCTTCTATGACAGTTCCTAATAAAGTTTATAGCTTATCTAAAGTTACTCAAACTTCATTTTATATATTAGGAATGTTCTATACAGGAGGATCCTTGAATGACTACCAGCCTCAGTTTACAGTAGATGATCTTTCTTTAGATGCTGGGCTAGATCAGATGGTTAGAGGAGAGTTAATTTATACAGCTTCTTATTATGGAAGATCTATATCCCCGGATCTAGATCACATGCACTTAAACTGGGGGATCTTACCTAATTTACTTCACTCTTACAATTTCATAGAAGTAGCAGCTGGAGCTTCAAGCTCCGGGACTATGCACTTGAGATCCTGGCAGACTGGCATAGGCACTTGGCTTAATGCTAAGCAATCTAGCTTAGTAGCTAACGGTCTTTATATGCTCACTACTAACTATGATCCAGGCGCTCCAGATGCTGAAGGAGAGTGGGCTTACTGGTCTGGGAAAATGTTAAGCTTGAAGATCTATTTTCTTAATCCAATAGTGAATAGCATAGACAGGCTCTGGGCTCCTACAGTAGGAGGAGTGGCAGTAGTTTTGACTGGATTAGGATTTGATAATACTGATTCAGAGCTAGAGACAGGCGGACCTGCACAGCCCGGGGGATGGAATGATTCAGTAGACACTATCGAATTTATAGGGCTTCAAGGGCAGGGGACTACTTCCCTCACTCTTGGTGCAGGGGATTTCACAGTAGATAGCAACACCCAGATAACTATTCCAGCTAATAAATTCCCAGCTCTCGCTGAAGGAAGCTACCATATAAATTTGAAAAAAATAAGCGTAAGCTTAGATGCTCCAACTGATATCACAGGATACGTTGGAGACTGGGCTTGCGATTCTAGTGGAAGATGCTATGCTTCTAACAGGATCACTTTTTATGCCAGTGATGTTTATGTAGCTAGACAATTCAGGGAAAGAAAAGCTCCTCTCATCTTAACTGATTGGCACTTAAAAAATCCGAGTGATGGATCTGAAGTCATGAAATATTACGCTATGGATTATATAAGGGGGACTGATCGAGTTTATAAAGGAAATCTTTCAGCTATCTCTTCTATCCCTAGAGGCTTTGAACCTAAGACAGGGCTTTTTAAAATTTCAGATCTCACTTTAGATCTAGCTAATAATGACTTAGAGTTTTCGAAGCTTCTTGCAGGGACGACTATATTAAAAAATCAAATAGTTGAAGCCTTTCAATCTTACCCTGATGAACCTTTTGGCTGGAGATCTCATATTATCTCTATGATCATAGATGATTATTCTTTAGAAGACGAGATCTTTAAAGTAAAGATGAAAGATATCACCCAGAAATATTTTAGAGTGAGTGTTCCTCAAAATATCTGCACAGCAGATTATACAGATGTAGACTATTCAAATATCCACCCAGATTCTAAAGGTGCTTCCGTCCCTGAAGTCTTAGGTCTATGTAGCCTTACTACTGGAGAGTTTAGAGGGCAAGTAGAAGCTATCTGCATAGATACAGTCAAGTTCAAATATGTAGCAGCTAACGGAGCTTTGTATTCTATAGATGAAGTTTATGCTGATGATATAGTAGCTGTAAATCCTTCAAATTATTCAATAAGCATAGAAGATGATGGCAGGACTTATATAACTTTCACAGGAGATCAAGGAGATAAAAAAATAACTTTCAACTGCAAAGGATATGTTTACAGTGGACTAAATTCTTCTAATGGCTATGTGCAGAATCCAGCTTATATTATCCTTTACTTTTTATTAGTCATGTTAAAAGTTTCTCCTACCTTAATAGACTTCGCTTCTTTTGA